TGATCTATCTGCCGAAAACTCGTGATGGAGCTTTATAAAACCATCTCGTACCAACTGTAACATTCCAGGTGGATCGCCCTCATTGTTATATTTTTCTTCAATTTCATCTGCCGTTTCTTTATCAAATGGTCTAACCATCAAGGCAACTGCGATTGCTGCTGTTGATAAAATTAAAACTTCATCATAATTCCTTGCAGTTTCACCTTGATAGCCAACACCTACTTTTTTATAAATAGGCTTTGCGACAATACTTCTAACAATTTCACTTGCCCTGTTTCTTGCTTCATTTACTGAATCTGTAAAATCTTTTCCAGTTTCTATCGTATGGTTTGTTTGAGGGTTAGCGTTTGAAAAAAGATAGACTACATCAGCAGAACTATCGTAATAATATTCTCCATCTGAATTTACAGATACTAAATCTGATACAGATGTTAGCTCATTGCCATCCCTATATAGCGCATCAACTCTTCCAGAACTTGGTGATTTATAAACACTTCCAGAATGTATTGCCCATAAAGTTAAAACTGTGTTTCTATTGTATTCACCCAAAGAAGGTAATATTGATTGCATATCTTCTTGGGTGCATATTGCTTCTAAGTATGTACTCATTATGCTTCTGCCTCGAAATCTTCTATTAAAATTTTATCCATTTGTTCAACCATTTCAAGCTCAGGAATTAATTTAGCTCTTTGCACCATTTCTGTTATTAGCATAATTGTATGGCTCGTTGGGTCTAAAATATCTAAACTTTTAAGGTTATTTGCTATTTTTCTTAATTTATTAAGGTTTTCAACGTAATTATCTTCCATCAATCATTTCTCCTCTAAATGCAGTTTTGCCTTTTACTATATCAATCACTTCAACTCTAAAATTCCCATCTTTAAACCATGTGACATAACCAACTGCGTGTTGCCAGTTATGTATTCTGCCCTTTAGCCATTGATTTTTTTCTCTTGACATATTTTTTAAGTTTCCCAAACTCCAGGCTTTTACTGTTCCATCTAATCTTCCGATTGCATGAGAAGTAACATCATGCGTATGTCCATAAACAAGATTTCCATAAACCTCCGCATGTTTTTTTGCATGCGCTAAGTTAGTATAGGCTCCATGTATAAAAGATAATTTGCCGATTCTTAATGGCTTGTTCATAGAATAAAACTTGTACCCCCTTTTATCCCAATGACAGGCTTGTTTAAACTTATAATTTCTCAAATATGGATATTTTTGAACAAAATTATTTAACCAATAATCATGATTGCCTTCACAAATATATCTTTCTTTGCATTTTATTTTATCCAATACTTTATCAAACTGGTCAATCCCCTCATTTACAGCTTCAATTTCTTCATCAATTATAGGTAGTTGATATTCTAATGGTGGTTGCTTTTTATCTCTCCATCTCCAAGCTGACACAGATTCCCATTCACCCACATCGCCAAGATTAATAAATATATCTGGCTTTGCCACTTCCAATATTTTCAAAGCGCAATTAACAGCACTTTGATCGTGTATTGGAAAATGTTGATCTGGAATGACTATGGCAGTTTTTGAAATCATAGAATATCTCTCATGCCCTTTATTGTTTCGATGTATTTTTCTTCCGTTCCAGCACCTTGTTCAGAGTTATAATATTTTTTCCAATATTTAGCTCTTCCTTCTAATGTGTTTGGCATTTTTTTAGGAACTCTCCAATATTTCAACCTGCAATGTACTATTGCTGCTGATAAATTAGTTTCCAGTATTTCTGACCACATAAGCTCACTATAATTCTGCCAATACTTTACATCAACCATACTAACTTTAGCGCAGGTATGTAGATAGTGTTTTCTATGTTTTAAGTAATGTTGGCAATTATCTATCGCAGTTGCTGGTTCAATTTGCCAAAAACTTCTAGCAGGCCCATCTCCAAGTTGTCTGATAAATTTATAATTTGATTCAACAACACCTGTTTCTAGTATGAGTTGGATAGCTTCTTTCGATGCAAAATTATCGCCCATTCCATAACAAACATTTCTTATCAAATTTCGTATTTGATCAATACTAATCATTAGAAACTATCTTCAATAAATGGCTTAACTACATCATTCCAGGCTTTATCATCTTCTTTGTTTGGGCTATTCTTTACTGCCCAATCACCGATCTTAATCAAAAGACCTTTCATGCCATGCTTTTTTACTAAGCTCTTAACTAATCTTTTCAACATTATTTCTTCCCTACAACTTTCTTTATACTACTCCAAACAATATCCAATATAATATCATCTTTATCGGTTGGACTCATTTTCACTATTTTTTCACAAACCATGAACGCTAATAAAAACCATTCCCAATTTGCACTAAAAAATTCAGTCATTAAAAACTCCTCATTACTAAATTAATACATACACTTGCAACAAACACAAAAGCAACTCCATAACTCCAAAGAGTAGTGAGCTTTTTTTCGTGTTGTGCAACCTTACCATTTAATCTTTCTAAATGTTTTTCTATTCTGCTTATACGATGATACATTTCTTCTTGCCTTGTATCAACCCTCACAAGCAAATCTCTTATATCGTTTCTGTAATCTTCAACTTTCACGAGCTTTTTCCGTTAATACGGCCCTTTAAGTATGCAAGGTCATCAGTTACATCGTTCAATTCTCTTACAATATCCTCTCTATGCCTCTGGCTTACGTCATCAGATTTATTCCACCTGTCTAGCATTTTCAATACAATACTTTCAACGTTTCCCATCTTTGTTTCAGATTTTGCAATCGCTTGTCTGATTTGATCCAAATCTTCATTTTGTGCTTTTTGACTTTTCATTAAATTGACAATCATCATAATGAATAAAGATACAATAACACCGATTGCGCCATATTCTGCATAAGCCTCAAACATTTTATTCCTTAATTGTGGTTGGCTCAGTATTAAAACCAAGCCAACCGATTATATTTACTCTTCTTCCTTCTCTAATGCACTTTTAAGGGCATTAACAAAGGCTTGACGACCATATTGTAATTGCTGAAGGTTAAATGTAGCTCCATCAATTTTGCGTTGTAAATCCTGTATATGTGCCAACATTACTTTTTGATCCTCAGCCATATTCTCAATTTCATATTCTTTGTCATCAAGAACAACTACTGGCTTTTTTTCTTCTTGTTTTTCTTTTTTTGCCATTCGTTTCCTACTTTCTTTTTATACCTAATCTTTGCATTAGGCTTTTGTTTTCTTCTTCAAGTTTCTGTATATGTTGCGATTCCATTCCTTCAACACTTGCATTTAATACATTAACTTTTCTTTCCAAATCTTCTATTCTTCTTTTTTGATCTGCGAATTGCATTTGTGCTTGATACCAACTGCCAACCACAATCGCAACAGCAACCATTGCTTTAATAAGAAAAGCAATCGAAATATGGATTTGAGCATCTTCGCTAATTCCCTTTGCCATCTCTTAATCTCATAATTTCTTCTTCAATTCTTTCAATCTTTTCATCTTGCCTGACATCGCTTGGAATAGGAAGATTTTGCATAGCTTTCATTTCTTTAATAGTGGTTTCATTGCTATTGGCTTGATGTTCTACAAACTGGATTCTTGTATTTAACTGCCCATATCCCCAGACCATTGCAGAAATAAAGCCGACAGCTTGTATTAGCATAGGCAATGAAATATTTAAACTAGATTGTTCTCCTATGGGTTTATTCGACATTCTTTTTCGGCTTCGGTTTAGGTTTTTTATTTATAACAATACGCTTTCTAATAATTGGTCGTGGTTCTCGTGTTTCCCAATAACGATAATCATTTGTATTCCAACCAACTGCATAAGCATTAGGCATATAGCGATATTTAAAAGCAGAGGTATTGTATACTTTTACAATTCTACTACTATCTGTATATGTAATGGTTTGGTAAGGTACTGGTTCGCCAAGATCTTCAATACCAATAAACATACCAATAATTAATCCGATCATAAATTCAATCATTATATAAGCCTAAACTATCTTCCCAGATTACTCTTTTCATTAAGCTATCTAACTCAAATATTTCCTGCGCCAATTCTTCCCTTGTCTTGCCTATGTGGTAATCTTGACAGCTCAAAATACTTACCATAATTGCTATTGCAAATCCAAGCAAAACCATTGCGTGAAGTATTTTTGAGGCATCCGTCCATTCGTTCAATTTTTTACGCATTAATCAGCCCAAGGTGTAAATTGTTGTAATCCATATTGTACAGCTACAAGTTTTGTTTCGCTACCACTAAAAGATACATCTTCTTGTGCAATACCTATAACCATTGACGGACTTGCTGTGGCTTTCATTCCAATACCTTCTGCTGATGAAGTACAGATACCATCACCCATTTTTATATTTCCACCTTCATTGTTACATATAATATGCCCATCACCTAAAACTAATGCTTGATGTTCATTTTCTTTTTGTCCAAATAAATTTCCTTCTGCATCAAATTCTTTACCATTCATACAAGAGCCATAAGCACCTAAAACTTTTTTAGAATTAGCAGATTGTGATTTTCTAACATTATAGCGTATACCTCTTTCAGTATCAGCACCATTTTTTTGCGTATAAGATAAAGATGTTGTTTCAAGTAATGTTCCATAAGGATAAGCATTGTCAACTGAATCGCTATTATTATCTGCATCTGGTATAGTACAAGGGTGATGTGCAGTAAATGCACCATAAGTTACAGTTCCACCACTAAAAGTAATTTTTCCAACTTCTGTACTATCTCCATCTGCAAACCTTACAGCAGTATTTGTTCCACCTCCATCATCTTTACCACAAATGATATTAATGCCATATCTATCTGTATCATCACCATCATTTTGAAAAACACCAATATAGCCAGAACCTGCATTACCAACGATTGTAGTAACTCCAGTAGACGCAATAGTAACCCTATCATTTATAGTATTACCATTATATCCAGTAGCAAAAACTAATTGACCTCTAT